CATGAATACCCATGCACCCGGGGGGATGAATACCCTCCCCACCCCGAAGTCCGCCGCTCCGCGTTTAGGCGCTGAGATTGTGTACGGGTTTTAAAGTCGTTCTGGGCCGATCTGTCACGACGCGATGCATAGTTTATGCATAGAGAGGTTGGTACAACATGGGTACTCGTGGTCCTGTTCCTAAGCGGTCTGAGTCTCGTCAGCGGCGCAATGAGCCTGATAGCGAAGTGGTGTCCGCGCCGGGTGCTGTTGATGTTGGTCAGCCTGATGCGCCGGATGATTGGCATCCGATTGCTAAGCGGTTGTGGGAGTCGATGGGCGAGTCTGGTCAGTCGCGGTTCTATGAGCCTTCGGATTGGGCCGTTGCTTTTTCGTTGATGGATGATCTTAGTTATTATAAGAATGGCGCGAAGCGTTCCGGGCAGATGTTGCAGACGATTATGTCGTCTTTGTCGTCGCTGTTGCTCACTGAGGGTGACCGTCGTCGCCTCCAGATTGAGCTGGCTCGCCCGGATGAGGGCGAGGCTGGCGATCCGAAGGTTGTGGTGATGGACAAGTGGAGGAAGAAGCTCGGGTAGTTTCGCCTCGTGAGCGTACTGTCACGATGCCTGATGGTGTCCCGGAGTTCACTTTGGGCTATGAGGTGTTGTGGTGGATTGAGGATAACCTGCGTCAGCCTAATGGCCCGCTGGCGGGTCGCCCGTTTGAGCCGACGCTCGGTCAGGCGCGTTTCCTCCTCTGGTTCTATGCCGTCGATAAGGATGGGCGCTGGCTGCATAACCGTGGCGTCCGTCGTTTGGCTAAGGGGTCTGGCAAGTCGCCGTTTGCTGCTGTGATGGCGCTTGCTGAGCTTTTGGGCCCTGTGCGTGTTGCACAGTTTGACCCTGATGTTCCTGGTGGCGTTGTGGGTATGCCGGTGTCTATGCCGCTTGTGCAGGTGGCGGCGACGTCGGAGAAACAGACTCAGAATACGATGCGCATGATTCGCGCTATGGCGAATAAGCGTACGCCGTTGGCTAAGAAGTATGGGCTCGATGCGGGGAAGACGTATATCGAGACTGTTGATGGCGGGAAGCTTGAACAGATCACGTCGTCTGAGGGTTCTGCTGAGGGCGCGGAGTCTTCGTTTGTTATTGGTGATGAGACGGAGCATTGGACGCCTGGTATGGGTGGTCCTGGGCTAATGGAGACGTTGACGCAGAACGCGGTGAAGACTGGTTCTCGGGTGCTGGAAACGTCTAATGCGTGGGTTCCTGGTGCTCAGTCTGTTGCTGAGTCTACGTTTGAGGCGTGGTGTATTCAGCAGGAGGGCGAGTCGCGTTCGACTCAGGGCATCCTGTATGACGCTGTTGTAGCGCCCGCTAACACGGTGTTGCATGACAACCCGGAGCCTGGCGAGACTGGGCTCACGGTGGCGCTTGAGCGTGTTTATGCGGATTGTCCGTGGGTTGATTCGGACAAGATTGACGCGATGCGTAATCAGGTGTGGGCGACGAACTATCCGGAGTCGCGGTCGCGGCGGTTCTTTTTGAATCAGCCTAATGCGGCTGAGGATGCTTGGGTGTCTCTCCAGGAGTGGTCTGTTCTTGCGGACACTGGGCGTGAGGTTAAGGATGGCGAGGACGTTGTCCTGTTCTTTGACGGTTCTAAGAGCAACGATCATACGGCGCTGGTGGGTGCGTGCTTGTCTGATGGGCATGTGTTTACGGTCGGCGTGTGGGCTCCGGAGAAGAGCACGGGCGTGGTGAATTTTGCTCGCGTTGACGGTGCTGTGGCGCGGGCGTTTGAGAAGTATAACGTCGTTTCGTTCTGGGCGGATGTTCGCGAGTGGGAGTCGTACGTGAAGACGGCTTGGCCGGAGAAGTACGGCGAGGACTTGCTGGTGTGGTCTGTGCCGAGGGGCAAGGAACCGGCGGCGATTGCGTGGGATATGCGCTCGCATGTTTACCAGTTTGCGGAGGCGGCGGAGATGTGTTTCTCTGAGATTCAGGACGGCAGCTTTACGCATGACGGGAATTGGGATACGTCGCGCCATGTGGGTAATGCTCGTGTGAGTGAGACGCGGGGCCGGTTCTCTATTAAGAAGGAGTCTCCGAAGTCTCCGAATAAGATTGATGCTGCTGTGTGTGTGATTGGTGCGCGCATGGTGTATAGGGCGGTTAAGGCTTCTCCTGAGTGGGAGTCGCGGAATAAGCGGACGGGGTGGGCGGTGTTTGTATGAGCTTCGATTCGCTCATCCGTAAGGCTGGTCGCGGCAACGGTACACGTAAGTTTGAACAGTATTATGAGGGTACGATTCAGCTTGATTCGCTGGGTGTGTCTTTGCCGCCGCGTGTGCGAGTGTTGGAGCAGGCGGCTCCGTTCCCCAAAATGGCGGTTGATGTTCTCTCTGAGGTGCTGAACCCCGAGGGGTTCCTGCTGGGCGATGACGCTGAGACGCCTAAGCTTCTGCGTAAGTGGTGGGCTACGAATAATCTCGATACTGAGGTTAAGCTCGCTATTACTGAGGCGCTTGTGCGTGGGTCTGCTTTCTTTATTGTGGGTCCTGGTGATGAGGGTTCGCCTCGCATTACTGCGCACAGTGGTGATGGTATGGCGGTTGCGTATGATCATATGGGCCGCGTGTCTGAGGCGGTGCGTAAGTATAAGGTTGGCGATAATCGTTTCGCGGCGCATTACCTGCCTGGCCTGACTCGCTACTACGGCGAGGTTCAGGGCCAGTGGAAGCTTACCGAGACTGGTGAGGTTCGCACGAGGGCGTCTCGTCCCGCTGTGGTGCCGATGGTGAATCGGGCGCGGTTGAAGGATCACGATGGCCGTTCTGAGATTGCGGAGATTGTGAAGACGACGGATGCGGCGTCTAGGTCTCTGACTAATCTACAGGTCGCTCAGGAGCTTTTGGCGATGCCTACCCGGTATCTGTTTGGTGACGGGTTGGAGGCGCTGGCGGATCAGAACGGTAATCCGGTCGATAAGATCACCGCCTACTTTGGCCAGTTCCTTACGGGGCCTGCTGGTGCTCAGGCTGGGCAGATTCCTGGTGCTGATCTGTCGCAAATCATCAACACGTACAAGCTGTATGCGCAGATTGTGTCGTCGGTGACGGGTATTCCGCCGTCGATGCTGGGCATTTCTACGGATAATCCTGCGTCGGCGGAGGCTATGCGTGTTGCTAAGGATCGTCTGATCGCTCGTGCTGAGGTGAAGCAATCCATGTTTGGGGATGACCTGGAAGATGTTGCCAGGTTGGCTCTGGAGATGGAGGGCGTGCTCCCGGCTGAGGCGGCGACATTGGAGTTGCAGTGGCGTGATCCGGCGCTTACGTCGGTGTCTGCTAAGGCGGCGAACATGTTGCAGGCCCACTCTCAGGGGGTTGTGAGCGCGGAGACGGCGCGTGATGGCCTGCAGCTTACGCCGGAGCAGAAGGCGCGCGAGGATGCGCGTGGGGAGCAGGCTTTCGCGTTTAGGGCACAGATGGGGGCGTAATGCTGCTGGGTGCGTATCGTATCGCGTTGGATTCTGTGCGGGCGGCTGCTGAGGCGGCTGTGACGCGGCTGATTCTGTCGTTGTATGACAGGGATGATCGCGATGCGTCGATTCGTGCGTTGACTCCGGCGTTGACTGAGGTGGTGCGGGCAAATCGTCGTGAGGCTTATGGTCTCGCGGGCGAGATGATGCGGGGTCAGGCGCGTTCTCAGGGTGCCCCTGATCCGTATGTTCCGTCGCAGTCGGGCTATTCGGAAGCGTCTGTGCGGTCTGTGTTGGACGAGGACCTTCGTGGGTCGCCGGATGAGGCGGTGCAGATTATTGCGCCGCGTCTGGGGCAGCATGTTGAGGACTCTGCTAGGCAGACTGTAGTCAGGGCTGTTGAGGATGGGCGCGAGCCTGCGACTGACGCGGCGCGCGCTCGAAGGTCGCGCGATGCGTTGTCCAAGGATCAGTTTGATGAGCTGGCTGAGCGACGCGCTGAGGCAGGCGAGGATTTCGCGGATTGGGAAGCTGCGGGCGAGCTGGGGCATATGGCTACGGCGTATGCTCGCGTGTTGACTGGTGCGGAGAACTGCGGTTTCTGTGTGATGCTTGCGAGTCGCGGGCCGGTGTATTCGAGTGCTGAGTCGGCTGGTGAGCGTAGAGCGTCCGAGATCCTGGATACGCGCAACGAGCGCTTCATTAATTCGTATCATCCTAACTGTGATTGTCTTGTGGTGCCGGTTTATAGTTACGCGGATTGGCCGGGGCGTGAGCAGTGGCGCGAGTTGGAGAAGTTCTATCGTAAGGCGTTGGAGGATAGGGAGTGGACTGGCCGATATCCGAAGAATCCAGATTTGGCCGCTGTTGAGCAGGCGCTCCGGCGGTTGGAGCGGGAGGGCGAGAGCCTTCCGATTGGTGACTTGCGCGCCGCTGGTGGTGCGCTTGACGCGGCGGCGTGATGTGTCGTCGTTTGTTTGTTTCGTATGCCGTCCCAGGTGGGCGGCTTTCTTGTGCCCAGGAGGTACCGCACGATGAGTGATGAGCAGGTTAAGCCGTGGGGCGATGATTCGGAGTTTGACGCTGAGAAGGCGTGGACGCTGATCCAGAATCTTCGCGGCGATCTTGACCGGGCTAAGGCTGATAAGCAGTCTGTGGCGCAGGAGCGTGACGCGGCTATTGCGGAGCGTGACGCGGGCGTTAAGGCTGTGGAGGAGCTTAGGGCTACGGTCCAGCTCACCGATGATTTGGTGAAGGAGAAGGAGCGGGAGTTTTCTGAGCTTTCGACTCTGAGGACTAAGGAGAATCTTCTCATTGATGCGGGCCTTCCCCGCAAGTATGCGCCGCAGGTCATCGGTGACGATGAGGCGGCGTGGAATGATTCCGTGAAGTCCCTTGTGGAGCTTCGCGGCGAGGCGGGCCAGGAGCGCCGCCCCGATCCGGCACAGGTGGCCGCACCCGAAGAGAGCGCCGACGATGCGGCGCGAGGTTTCTTCGGAGTCTGACCCTCTTTTTCGTACTTTAGAAAGGAATGGCCACCGTGGCTATTACTCTTGACGGTCTTGATGTGACCGACCAGCTCCCCAAGGACTGGGCTACTACTACCATTCGACAGGGTTTTGAGCAGTCCGTCGCGGGCCAGCTTTCCCCTTCGGAGCCGATTCCGACTAACGGTAAGTACATCCCCATTTATGAGGGTGGCTTCGAGGTTGGCTACACTGCCGAGCTGGGCCGTAAGCCCGTCTCTGACGTGGGTCTCTCGATTCAGGGCATTACCCCGAACAAGTTCGCGGGTCTTCTGATCGTGTCGCGTGAGGCTGCTCGGGCTAACCCCGGCCAGATGCTTGACATTGTTCAGGCGGATATGCGTAACGCGGTTCAGCGTCAGCTGGACTACGGTATCTTCTACGGTAAGTCTGCGTTCAATGGCACCCCCATTCCGAACGCTACGTTCATTGATCAGACCACGAACCGTGTTGAGCTGGTTGAGGGCGATCTGGTCCCGCAGATTCTTGCGGGCTACGATCTTGCTGGTGTGGACAGTGACCCGAACGGGTTCGCGTTTGATACCCGCTACCGGACGCGCATCTCGCTTGCTTCGCAGCAGCAGCTC